GTAAAAGGATAGACAACGGGGTTAGGATTTGGCCTCTAGGAGTGAGTACGCTTAAAGAGTATGTCTATCAACGTTTGTCTTTAAATAAGACTGAGACTGAAACCCCAGCAAGTTACATTCATTTTGCCCGGGAGTTTGAGGAGGAAACGTTTAAGCAGATAGTAGGTGAGGACTTCATAGAGGAAAAGGTAGCTAAGACTGGTTTTGTGAAAAAGTTCTGGAAGAAAAACAGACGTTACAATGAGTTTTTAGATATCACGGCTTACATGCTCGCAATGATCGAAATTAAAAAATACAACAAAATCCCATACGCACGCTGGTCCGAGTTGACTAGTAACATAAACGAAAAGACTACTGCCTATCTTGATAACATGAGTTGACTTTAGGGCCGTCATGCTTCAAACTTATAGTAAATAAATTTTTGCAAAATGAGTTTAACGTGGCAGCTATATTTACTGAGTACCAATTACAGGTATTAAAAAATGCGTATGCAGCGGGTGTGTTAGAAGTCACTTATGACGATGGCAACAAAGCTGTGTTTGATTCTGAAAAAGCCCTAATGAAAAGAATCAAGTTTATAGAGCGTGAACTATACGGCTCTAATGATAATCGCGTTGCTACCGCAAAACTAACGAGGTAGTAGTGGGATTTTTTGACGTTTTCAAACCAAAAGCTAAACGCAGTACGGGTTACACCGAGACAGACGGTAGTGGTAACGTTATAAAACGCGACCCGACCCCAGACCCCCGGGTTATCGAAATACTTTCATCTAAAACTGAGGACCTAGTTCGTAACGATGCGAACGCTTGCAGGGCTGTAAAAGTCTACGCTTCCAACATTGTAGGAGCGGGAATACTACCTCAGACGGTTTCTATCTCTGGTAACGAACAATTAAAAGACGTTGCTGAGGCTGCTTGGAAAAAATGGGCCGATACAACCGCTTGTGACGCAGACGGTGTTTCAAATTTATATGGTGTTCAAACTAGAGTAGCTCGCGAGTTGGTTGTCTCTGGTAATTGCTTTATTAGACGTAGAAAAAGAGCGTTGAATAACGAAGGTATCTTACCTTTTCAGCTTCAAGTTTTAAGCTATGACTACCTCGCAACGGATTTTCACGATACAGACTTAAGAATTATAAACGGGATTAAGTACGACAAGAAAAACAAAGTTGTTTCGTATTTCTTTTATAAAGAAAATCCGAACGCAGGTAATACTTTTTTTGGTTTTAATACAAGCATGTTTCTAAATGAAACAGTTGAGATCAAAGCCGAGGACGTATGCCATGTTTATGAAGCGGACCGCGCTGGTCAACGTCAAGGTGTTAGTTGGTTTGCCCCAGTCCTAGGGACTTTAAAAGACCTTAATTTATTCATGTACGCTAGGCTTGTTCAACAGCAAAACCAAGCTGCATTTTCTGGCTTTGTTGAAACAGACGCAGACGACCTTTCAGCTTTAGGTGCCGATAAAGACGACACGATAAACCTTAAAGCTGGTACATACCAACGTCTTGACCCGGGTGACAGGGTTATACACCAAAACAATTCGGATACCTCAGACGACTCAGAAATGATTGACGTTTATATGCGAAACATAGCTCGCGGCCTTGGTATGGACTACTTAGAGTTTTCAGGGAAGTATTCAGATACAAACTATTCCAGTTCAAGAATGTCGTGGATTTCATTTTCTCGTAACGTCAAGGCTTGGCAGTCTCAGATCATGGAAGCACAATTTTTATCAAAAGTTGGAGCATGGGCTAACAGTTCTATGGTCTATGCTGGTATAATACCAGTAAGCCAAAAAGATGATTTATTTACGAAGTGGGTCAGCCCCCGTAGAGAAATGCTCGATACAGCAAAAGAAAGTTCGGCTCTAATCGATATGATTGATAACCGTTTAATATCTCGTAAACATGCAATCGAAAGTATGGGTCGTGATTATAATGACGTTATGAATGAAGTTGAACTGGACAACGCGAGACAAAAAGAAATCGGACCAGACGCAATGGAAATCCAACAAATTGCAGTCGTAGAAGAAAGTGGGGAAACAGTTGAAGAATGAAACTAGATCAAAAATTTTAAAAGAAAATCAAAAACGTTCGCTAAAAATGGACGTTACCGATTCTATTAACGTTGAAGAACGTACTGTAGAACTTGCGTTTGCAAGTGAGCTACCTTATGAGCGTTGGTGGGGCGTTGAAGTGATTGACACAAAAAAAATGGACCTATCTCGTTTGAATGACGGCGGGGCTTTGCTTTGGAATCACGACAACGATAACAAAGATTCGCATATTGGCACTGTAGAAAAAGCATGGGTAGACGATGATAAAAAGGCTCGCGCTGTAGTTCGCTTTTCAAAAAAAGCCGCAGCCGAGGAAGTCTTTCAGGATATTCAAGACGGCATAGTTAAGCATGTTTCTTTTGGTTACATGATTACTGACTTTGAAGTCACTAAGGAAGCTGAGAAAAAAGACGAGTTGAATGAGTACAAAGTAGCTACAAATTCATACGAAGTCAGCCTTGTCCATACGCCCGCAGATACGTCTGTAGGAGTTTCTAGGAGTGTAGAACAAGGCCCGGACGATTCTATCGTTAATGTCTCGACTAACGTTGACGAGACTTTTCATAAACAAAACTTGGAGGTTTCCGTAATGGAAAACGAAAAAACAGTCGAGACAATCGACACAAAAGAAATTGAGCAAAAAGCAGCTTTAGAGGCTAAAAACCTTTACAAGTCTTATTGCTCGGAAGTTAAAGACATTTGCAAGCTAGCTGGTTTTGCAGAAAAAGCAGACGGGTTTATCGACTCAGAAGCAAAAATCGAAGACGTTCGCAAGGCGCTTTGGGGCTTTAAAGCAGAGACAGAAAAAGCTACAGAAGTAAAAACTGTAGAAACTGTTGAAGCTGGTAAAACTCACAGTGAAAAAAGATCAGGCGAAATCGAAAAAGCAATTCTACACGCAGTAGATAGTAGAAACGAAAAAGCTGATTCTTACCTTTTCACAGGGTTTGAAAAAGTTGGCCGTGACATGCTAGGCGCTACCGGAGTTGATACTTCAATGATGGTTAAGTCTGACATTATATCTATGCTTATGGGTAGAACTCACTCAACTTCTGACTTCAAAGATATCCTAGCGAATATCGGTGGCAAGTCGATGTTAGGTTCTTACGAAGCTGCGGGAGCGCAACAAACGTGGCGTGGTCTTGTTCAAGAAAGACAAGTTCCAAACTACAATGAGCAAACACTAAACAGACTAGGCGAAATGCCAACGCTTCAAGAAAAACTTGAGGGCGCTGAGTATGTTGAAGGAACTATCGGTTCTGAAAAAGAGTCGTATGCAATTACTGACTTCGGACGTAAGTTCTCAGTTACAGACAGAATGTTGATCAATGACAACCTAGGTGCTTTCAGATCACTTTCTAAATTCGGTACAACCGTTGCTAGAAAAGAAACTGAAAAGTTCTGGGAAGAATTTTTAACTGGAACTGTCGGCGGCGTTTCAATTTTCCACGCTTCGCATAACAACATTGCAGCTTCGAGTGAAATTGATGTTGACGGACTTGGTAACGGTTTTGAGCTTCTAATGAAGCAAACTGGTATCGATATGACCGACCCTCTAAACTTAGTTCCAAGGCACGTAATTGTACCAGCGGCTAAAATGAGACTAGCTCAACAATACCTATCAGCTAACTTTACAGCCGATACAAATGCAAACGTTAACCCGTATGCAGGTTCTTTAAACCTAATCGCAGACGCTAGACTAGACGCTGATTCAGCGACTAACTGGTACATGGCGACAGGTCCAGAAGTAGACCAATTTGAAATCGCTTATCTGTCTGGAAAGCGTGCGCCTAGCCTTGCAAGCCAAACAAATTTCGACACTGATTCGATTGAAATGAAAGTGAAACACACTTTTGCAATCAAAGCAGTCGAGTACAGAGGACTTATTAAGCTTACTCCGTAGGTTTAATCGGGGCCGAAAGGCCCTCCCTTGTTTTTTAATAACTATCTTTTAAGGAATATATAAGATGATAAATGCAGTACAAAAAGGTGATGTTCTTACATTGCTAACAGCTACAGCCTACCTTTCAGGTGAGCTAGTTTTAGAGGGTGACATTGTTGGAGTTTGCGTTGCAGATGCAGACGGAACTTCTGTAGTAGTCGCAGTAGAAAAAGTTTACGAAGTAGCTTCAACGGGCGTTATCGCTCAAGGCGCTAGCGTTTACCTAGATGCAGCACAGGGAACAGTTTCGACTGTTAACACTGACTCGTACGCAGGTAAAGCAGTTGCAGCCGCAGCCGGAAACCTTTGTAAAGTGAAGTTAGGTTAGTATTATGCCAGTGTTTGACGACTTGGCCTCTATGGCCCACGAATCAACGTTAGGTATTTTTGGTGAGCCGATTGTCTTTGTTGCCTCAGATAATCGGTACTCACCTCAAACTGTATTCGGTGTAGTAACCAATAAGCAAGTTGACTTCGATGAGTTCGGTACAAAAATTATAAACGAAGCGGTAGCCGTAAAGGTAAACGTTTTGAATCAAGATTTTCGTATAGACGACGAGGTTACTTTTTTAGAATCTGGTTTGAAATATAGAATCATTGACGAGATTAAAGACGTAAATGTTACGTCAAAATTTGTCCTACAGGAATTGTAATGTCTGAATACCTTGGAAATATACACCCTCGCTCTGTCATAAGAAAAGCCCTTTACGAAAGTTTAGTGCAAGCTAATTTAACGGGAGTCGGGGAAAAAGTTTTTATAGGCAGGCATT